CAAGAGCGCCACGATCCTTTGGTACGACACCGAGGACGAGGGCTACGAGCTGGAGATCGAGAACGAGGACGACCTCGACGCAGAGGACTTCCGGGCTTGGGTTGAGGAGAACGCCGACCGCCTTGCGAAGGAGGACGCAGCCGCCAACGGCACGACCTTCGACGGTGTCGAGGAGATCGACTACGAGACCGAGTGGATCGACGACGATGCCCTTTTCGAGGCGGAGTACGAAGCCGCCTGCGAGTTCGAGTGGGAGTGCAGAACCGGCAGATGAGCCGGTCGCCCCACCGGGGCGGCACAGCGCCGCCCTGCGGCGGGGCAGCAAGTTTCCCGCAAACGGATGCCAGCCGAAAATGCGCCCCGCACGGTGCGTTTGTGCGGCTCAAGCGGGTTGGCATAAACTACACAAACAGGCGGAAAAATCCGCAGCGATCATTGGTATTACTCACACTTGATATATCCGCCGTTTAGAGTTAATATGTGTACAACGGAAGGGCGGAAAGCCCACCGAATAAACGAAAAACGGAGGAAACGAATATGTGGCACGAAGGTACGATTGGAGTCCCGAAGGGAGACGGCAAGTACACGGTCGTTCATTACTGGGTGAAAGCCTACGACGAGGGCAGCCAGTACGGGATCGAGGGCGGCAGGATCAGCAAGGCAACGCTGAAGATCAGCGGCGAGGTTGTTTACAACTACGACCGGGGGCTGGATGTTCCGCCCCAGAACGAAGCGGCAGAGATGGCGCTGGCGATCCTGATGCACGAATACAACTAAAAACACGAAGGCGGCTACCGGAAGGCAGCCGCCTTTCTCATGGAGGTGAGGCACTTGCGAAAGCTGAAAGATTATACACCGACCAAGTTCATGGCGGAGGATTCCCATTACGACAAAGCCGCCGCTGACTATGCGGTGCGGTTCATCGAGTGTCTTGCCCACACGAAAGGCACATGGGCGGGAAAGCCCTTCGAGCTGATCGACTGGCAGGAACGCATCATCCGTGACCTGTTCGGCGTTTTGAAGCCCAACGGCTACCGGCAGTTCAACACGGCATACATCGAAATTCCGAAGAAGAACGGAAAGTCCGAGCTTGCGGCTGCGGTCGCCCTGCTGCTCACCTGCGGCGACGGCGAGGAACGTGCCGAGGTCTACGGCTGCGCCGCCGACCGACAGCAGGCGGCGATCGTGTTCGATGTCGCCGCCGACATGGTGCGGATGTGTCCTGCCCTGAACAAGCGAGTGAAGATCCTGACCTCGCAGAAGCGCATCGTGTACGTCCCGACCAACTCCTTCTATCAGGTGCTTTCCGCCGAGGCATACAGCAAGCACGGCTTCAACATTCACGGAGTCGTGTTCGATGAGCTGCACACGCAGCCCAACCGGAAGCTGTTTGACGTTATGACGAAAGGCTCCGGCGATGCCCGAATGCAGCCGCTGTATTTTCTGATTACAACGGCAGGCACGGACACGAACAGCATCTGCTACGAGCAGCACCAGAAGGCGCAGGATATTCTCGAAGTGCGCAAGATTGACAAGACCTTCTACCCCGTGATCTACGGCGCTCCGGACGATGCCGACTGGACTTCTCCGGAGGTCTGGAAGAATTCAAATCCCTCCCTCGGTGAGACCATCGGCATGGACAAGGTGGAAGCCGCCTGCGAATCCGCCAAGCAGAACCCCGGCGAAGAGAACGCCTTTCGGCAGCTCCGGCTCAATCAGTGGGTGAAGCAGACCGTCCGCTGGATGCCGATGCACAAATGGGATGCCTGTAAGGTCGATTTTGACGAATCCTTCCTCGAAGGTCGTGTATGTTACGGCGGTCTTGATCTTTCAAGCACCACCGACATTACGGCTTTTGTTCTGGTCTTTCCGCCAACTGACGAGGACGACCATTACTATATCCTGCCGTACTTCTGGCTGCCGGAGGAAACGCTTGACCTCCGTGTACGCCGTGACCACGTTCCATACGACCTCTGGGAAAAGCAGGGCTACCTGCTGACGACCGAGGGCAACGTCGTGCATTACGGCTTCATCGAAAACTTCATCGACGAGTTGGGGACACGGTTCAACATCCGGGAGATCGCCTTCGACCGCTGGGGCGCTGTGCAGATGAGCCAGAACCTTGAAGGGCTGGGCTTCACGCTGGTGCAGTTCGGTCAGGGCTACCGTGATATGTCGCCGCCGACCAAAGAGCTGATGAAGCTGACACTGGAGCAGAAGATCGCTCACAATGGGCATCCGGTTCTCCGCTGGAATATGGACAACATTTTCATCAAGCGTGATCCTGCGGGCAACATCAAGCCCGACAAGGAAAAGTCCACCGAGAAGATCGACGGAACGGTCGCCACGATCATGGCGCTCGACCGTGCGATCCGCTGCGGAAACGACACGGGCGACAGCATTTATGACAGCAGGGATATGCTGGTCTTGTAGTGTCTATATACACAATGCTGGCGGCTCATTTTCCTCGATTTTTCTGTGGCTTTAGCGGCTTGCTATTATTCCGGTTTAGAGGTAATATGTGTACAACGGAAGGGCGGAAAGCCCGCCGGAATAACACCTAAACGGAGGAAACCACCATGAACGAGATCAAGATCTACAACACGCTGCTGGCAACGGTCGCAAGCGAGACCAACGAGTACAACGCCGCCGCCGAGGACTACGCCGACCAGCTTTTCGAGGCGCTGGAGAAGGACGACACCAACCTCGCACCCTACGCCGACAGCCACCACGGAAGCACCTACGTTTCCAAGCTCCACCGCACCAAGATCACGGTCGAATGGATCGACGGCAAGCTCTACGGGTTTTGCACCGCACTGGTCGACGATGACTGGACGGACGATGACACGGCGCAGCTCAAGAGCTTCCTGATCGGGCAGTACGCAGACGGCTGGGGCGAGGGCTTCGAGCAGCGGGAGATCGACAGCTACACGGAGGTCGAGACCAGCGAGGAGTACGACGAGGAAGCGGATGAATACTACGAAAGCGAATGGGAAGTCCGCTACGACGTTTACATTTCCTTCTGGCAGGACAAGAACTTCAAAATCATGACCGAGGCGGAGCTGAAAGGCTGACGACCACGGGCAGCCCCACAGCAGGGCTGTCCGCCGCCTGTGCGGGGCGACAGGGCTGCGGTGCGGAAAATACCCGCCCGCCTGATGCCGCCCCACACGGCGCAAATTCAGGGGCTTTCACGGTGGATAAATAAAAGTGGTCTATTGCTTTTTTCTGCTCATTATGATATAATATAAAAGCAGAAAACGCCGAGCCAAGCCCAGCAATGGGAAGGTGTAACGACTGGACACGGAGCAACCCATGAGGTTGAAGGCACAGTCTGAACTTACGGGTGACCGTAAGAGCTACACAGAAATGATGTAGCCTTCGTTTTACGAAGTAACAATATTGGAAAATAATGATAGATTCAGCAAAATACTGTAATAATACTAACTCTTCAAACGCCTCTGTCCTTGTGACTTGGGGCAAGTAGTTTTGTAACGGACTACTAATCAGCATCGTTATCGAGTTATTAAAATTCGGCTTTAAAAAACTCGTAAATAAAATTAAGCCGCGTGTAAATAAATCGAGCATTTAGCACGTAATAAAATATCTGCTCGTAATACTCTGCCTTGGATTGGTAATGGTATTGTTTACCAGTTCCTCGTATAATAATTGTACAGTACAAAATCATAGTGAGACTACAATCACTATGATGGATTCGAATTGTAGTAATGCCGACGAGGTAAACAATTGCCTCCTTATACAGTGATGTATATGAAAAACTCCGTAAATTCGGTGAAACTCTGCACTAAAGCATCTATCGGTAATGATAGGTGCTTTTTTCATGCCCAGAAAGGAGCTGATGCACATGGGCATTTTCAGCGGACTGTTCCGGTCGAGGGACAAGCCGAAGGACAGCTACGACAGCCCGTCCTACACCTACTTCTTCGGACGGACACACGCAGGCAAGCGTGTCAACGACCGCACGGCGATGCAGATCATCGCAGTTTACGCCTGCGTGAGAGTGCTGTCGGAGGCGATCGCACAATTGCCGCTTCACGTCTACCAGTACACCGATAAGGGAAAAGAGCGAGTGCCGAAGCACCCGCTTTATTTTTTGCTGCACGATCAGCCGAACCCCGAAATGACGTCGTTTGTTTTCCGGGAAACGCTGATGAGCCACCTGCTGATCTACGGGAACGCCTTTGCACAGATCATCCGCAACGGTCGTGGTGAGGTGCTGGGGCTGTATCCGCTGATGCCAGACAAGGTGCGTGTTGACCGTGACGACCACGGCAGGCTCATTTATCGCTACAGCAGGTATGACGAACACAACCCGAATTTCAAGCAGCAGGGCGAGATCATCCTCCCCGCCGAACAAGTGCTGCATATTCCCGGCTTGGGCTTTGACGGTCTGGTCGGATACAGCCCGATCGCAATGGCGAAGAACGCCATCGGTCTGGCGGTCGCCTGTGATGAGTACGGCGCATCGTTCTTTGCAAACGGTGCTTCCCCTTCGGCAGTGCTGGAGCATCCGGGCGTGATCAAAAATCCCGACCGTGTGCGTGAGGCTTGGCAGCGGGCTTACGGAAGCGGCAACGCCCACAAGACCGCCATCCTCGAAGAAGGCATGAAGTACACGCCGATCTCCATCCCGAACAACGAGGCGCAGTTCCTCGAAACCCGCAAATTTCAGATCGAGGAAATTGCCCGCCTGTACCGTGTGCCGCTGCACATGATCGGCGACCTCGACCATGCTACGTTCAGCAACATCGAGCATTTGTCGCTGGAATTCGTAAAATACACCCTTGATCCGTGGATCGTCCGCTGGGAACAGGGTATGCAGAAGGCGCTTCTTTCCGATTCGGAAAAGGGGCGCTATTTCATTAAATTCAACGTGGAAGGTCTGCTGCGTGGCGACTACGCAAGCCGAATGCAGGGCTATGCGACCGCACGGCAGAACGGCTGGCTGTCTGCCAACGACATCCGTGAGCTGGAGGATATGAATTCTATCCCGGACGAGGACGGCGGCAATCTGTATCTGGTCAACGGCTCGTTCACCAAGCTGGCTGACGCAGGCGCTTTCTACGAAGGAAAGGAAGGTGATGCCGATGAGACATCAGATCAGTGACCTCTACCAGATGCAGTGTTTGCCGCTGGATGCAAAGATCCGCATGACGCAAAATCGTATCAGAGGCTGGTATGATCATTTTGGCGGCGACGTGTATTGCTCGTTCTCTGGCGGAAAGGACAGCACAGTACTGCTGGACATCATTCGCAATACGCCCGGTGTCTATGATGTGCCTGCCGTGTTTGCCGATACCGGTTTGGAATTTCCGGAGATCAGGGAATTTGTGAAGTCGTTTGATGACGTCACGATCGTCCGCCCGAAGATGAACTTTCGTGAGGTCATTCAGAAATACGGCTACCCGGTGGTGTCGAAAGAAGTAAGCCGCCGTGTACAGTATGCACGAGTTGCGATCGCTGAGGGACGTGAGCAGAATCACGGCGATTACCAGAAGCTGTGCGGCTTGGCGCTGGATAAGAACGGCGAAAAGAGTCAGTACAACTGCGAAAAGTGGAAGTTCCTGCTGGACGCTCCGTTCCGCTGTTCTTCGGAATGCTGCTCTGTCATGAAAAAGAACCCGATGAAGCAGTATGAAAAAGAGACCGGTCGAGTTCCGATCGTAGCAACTATGGCTTGTGAGTCTCGGCTGCGAAAAGAACACTGGCTGATCCACGGCTGCAACGCCTTTGATGCAAAGCGTCCGAGGTCGCAGCCGATGTCCTTTTGGACAGAGCAGGATGTTCTGGAATATCTATACACCCGGCAGATCCCCTACGCTTCTGTGTATGGGGATATTTTTATGGACGAGAACGGGAAGTACCACACGACCGGCGCAGAGCGCACAGGATGTATGTTCTGTATGTTCGGCTGCCATCTTGAAAAAGCACCTAACCGTTTTCAGAAGCTGTCGGCAACACACCCGAAGATCTACGACTACTGCATCGGCGGCGGTGCAGATGTGGACGGTGTATGGCAGCCGGACAACAAAGGTCTGGGGCTTGGAAAGGTGCTGGACTATATCGGCGTGGACTATCGAGCAAAGGAGGAATGTGCTGATGAATAAGAAATTCTGGAACTGGGTGCGAAATGAGGACACCGGTGCTGCCGAGCTGATCTTCAACGGACCCATCTCGGAAGACACATGGTTCGGCGATGAGATCACGCCTGCCATGTTCCGCAACGAGCTGGCGAAGGTCAGCGGCGACCTCACCGTCTGGCTGAATTCACCCGGCGGGGATGTGTTCGCCGCATCGCAGATCTACACCATGCTCCGCAACCACAAGGGCAAAGTCACGGTCAAGATCGATGGCATTGCGGCAAGTGCTGCTTCTGTCGTTGCAATGGCTGGTGACGAAACACTGATCGCACCGACCGGTATGCTGATGATCCACAATCCCTCGACGGTCGCTTTCGGCAATAAGGAAGCGATGCAGAAGGCAATCGAGCTTCTGGACGAGGTAAAGGAAAGCATCATCAATGCCTATGAGGAGAAGTCCGGTATGAGCCGCAGCAAGATCGCCCGCATGATGGACGAGGAAACTTGGCTGAATGCGAAAAAGGCGCAGTCCCTCGGACTGGTGGACGGCATCCTGTTCGCAAGCGGACAGCAGAAGCCGGAGGAGGATCCGGACGAGGGCGATGAAGATACACCGGATGAGGATGAGCTGAAGGAGGACACCCTCACGGCAATGTCTTATTCCCGTGCAGCAACCATGCAGAGCCTGATGCAGAAGGTCTCTGCAGAACACAAAGGTACACCCGTGGATCAGCTGATGAGTCGGCTGAACCTGCTGAAATACTGATAGGAGGAATGTATAATGACCATTCAGGAGCTTCGTGAAAAGAGAGCGAAGGCATGGGACACTGCCCGTGACTTCCTCGACAGCAAGAGACAGGCAGACGGTACGCTGACCGAGGAGGACAGCAAGACCTATGATGCGATGGAGGCAACCATCGTCAACCTCGGCAAGGAGATCCAGCGCATGGAGCGTCAGGCGGAGATCGAGGCGGATATGGCGAAGGCGACCTCTGCGCCCATCCTGACCACACCGACTGCCCAGAACAACGAGCCGGAGAAGACCGGCACGGCATCGGCGGAGTACGCTGCCGCCTTCTGGAACAGCATCCGCAGCCGCAACTGGATCGACGTTCGCAACGACCTCCATGTCGGTACGGACACTGAGGGCGGCTATCTTGTGCCGGATGAGTTCGAGCGCAAGCTCATCGAGGCGCTGGAGGAGGAAAACATCTTCAGACAGATGGCGACCGTCATCAAGACCAGCTCCGGCGACCGCAAGATCCCGATCGTCACCTCGAAGGGTGATGCCGTCTGGATGGATGAGGAGGAGCAGTACACGCTTTCCGATGATACCTTCGGTCAGGCATCGCTTTCCGCTTTCAAGCTCGGTACGGCGATCAAGATCTCCGAGGAGCTTCTCAATGACAGCGTGTTCGACCTGCCGTCCTATATCGCCCGTGAGTTTGCCCGTCGTATCGGCGCAAAGGAGGAGGAAGCCTTCTTCGTCGGCAACGGCACGGGTAAGCCCACCGGCATCTTCAACGCCACCGGCGGCGCTTCTGACGGCGCAACGACCGCAGGCGCAAGCATCACCTTCGATGATGTCATGGAGCTGTTCTACTCGCTCCGCAGCCCCTACCGCAAGAAAGCGGTCTGGGTGCTGAACGACAGCACGGTCAAGGCACTCCGCAAGCTGAAGGACGGCAACGGCAACTATATCTGGCAGCCGTCCGTTTCCGCTGGTGTGCCTGACACCATCCTCAACCGTCCGTACAAGACCTCCAGCTATGTGCCGGAGATCAAGGCGGGTGCGAAGTGTATGGCATTCGGTGATTTCAGCTACTACTGGATCGCCGATCGTTCCGGTCGTACCTTCAAGCGTCTGAATGAGCTGTTCGCCATGACCGGTCAGGTCGGCTTCCTTGCAATGGAGCGTCTCGACGGCAAGCTCATCCTGCCGGAGGCAGTCAAGACGCTCAAGGTCAAGTCCGGCTCGTGATCACGCTTCACGAAACAAAAAACTACCTTCGAGTCGATCACTGCGAGGATGACAAGCTCATCCTCTCTCTGATCGACACGGCAAAACGGCTCGTGCAGGACGTCGGCAGAATGGACGATGCGGCGCTTGCGGTCAATGAGGAAACCACCCGGCAGGCTATGCTGTATACTGTTTCTTACCTCTATGAGAACCGCAACGGCGCTGACTACCACAAGCTGACGCTCACGCTCCGTTCGCTGTTGTTTGCACAGCGGGAAGGGGTGATCTGATGGAGATCGGAACGCTCAATCAACGGATCGCCTTGCTCGAACACAGCACGAAGGTGGACGGCATCGGCAATCACAAAGCCCGGTGGGAGGAGGCTTTCTCCTGCTGGGCTGCCGTGTCCGTAAAGACATCGACGGAAACAACCGAGGCGGGCGTGACACAGGAAGTTGTATCGCTGGAGTTCACTGTCCGGCAGACCCCCGATACCAAGCGCATCAACACCACAACGCACAAACTGCGCTTCCGTGGGCTGGTGTATGATATTTCCGGTGTGCTGCCGAATTATAAATCACTCGACTATATGAAGATCACGGCGGGTACACGAAAGGCTGGTGAGCAGGATGACTTCGATTGACGATATGGCGGACGAGATCATGCGTGGTCTGACGGAATACGCCGACCTTGCCGATTCCGCTATGAAGAAGGCTGTCAAGAAGACAGCGACCGAGGTCAAGAAGCAGATCGCAGCGACCGCACCCTCCGACACCGGAGCGTATGCAAAGAGCTGGGCGACCAAAAAGGTCAGCGAGAACAGCCACACGCTGGAGATCACGGTACACAGCAAGAACCGCTACCAGCTTGCGCACCTGCTGGAAAAAGGTCATGCCAAGCGTGGCGGCGGACGTGTGTCCGGCAAGCCGCATAT